CCATTGCACCAAAGTTGGTCTTGCGCATTTGCTTGGGGTTGCCTATTGCATACAATCTGAGAGGGATGTTCGCTGCTGTTTGACTTTTTACCGTAACGCATCGGTGTACCATCATGCCGTATCGCTTCACCAAATCGGCTGCCGATATTCGATTGCCCATTGAAACTCGCGGCATTGTGCCACCAGAACCAAAGATGGGTTCAAAGATTTCTCGCTCTGTTTCAATCGCCTTGTCTTGTCTATTCCAAAATGCCATCAGAGGTTTTCCCAACTTTCATCTTCATCGTCACACCAACTATCGTTGGCGGTGTTTTCTTGGTCGGGGGTAATGTCCCTGCCAGAGGTCGAAGCATCTAGCGAAAACGGAGTTCTAAGTATGCCGTCAATTTCAACGCACGCATACCTGATCGAATCGCAGCAATGGTCGTTCGACTTAGTAGGGACATCCCGCACCTCACCGCCTGTTGTTTTCCATTCATAGGTTTCAAACTCTTGGATTGTATTTACACAATGCGGTTCAACCGTCAATCGTGGAACACCGTTGCCCGAAACAACCATTCGTGCTTGTACGCATTGAATACCACTGAACACCTGATTGTTTGCGGGTTGAACATACAAGCCCGCCGCCCGCATTCCTGCAATCAGCGAAGCCGCCGAAGGATCGACAACGAACACTTCCACATTGTGTTCCTCATTCCATTGCTTTGCGTGTTCGATTACAGTTGGCTCCAGTTGTTTTGTTTTATACCATTCGTCTGCAATGTGCAAGTTTCCATCGCTGTCCTGTTTGATTAGGATGTGCGCAGCAGGATTCGTATATCCATGATCAATTCCAACGATACAACGGACAAAGTTATTGCAATCTCGATGGCGGACAAACTTGTGCCTGTCCCACCTATCGAAGATGATTCCCTCGCTGCCCACCCATTCGCCAAGAACAAAACGCTTAAATGAAACGCCTGTGAACTCGTTCAACGAATCAAGGTATTCTTTCGGAAGGAAAAAGTTATCAGCCGACTTTGTTTGGATCACCTTGCATTCCTTCGTTATTCGATGACCCTGAGCCAATCCAAACTTCTCGGCAAGAAAATGTGTAGGCGATGAAGGGTTGCAAGCCATGTACAACTGATTAGGCAATCCCTCAACTGCTACACGGATTCGACCAACAAGTTGCGTGAAATCGTCTTTGGTAATTTCAACTGCCTCATCGATTGCAACACCTGTCAGTGAATACGAACCAATCTTTTCTACCTGATCCAATCCAAAGTAAACTATTTCCCCACCGCCCTTGATGCGAATGATCTTCTCGCTTTTGTTGTGTTCGTAAGAACCAAGCGGAAGTACAGGCGGATTCATGCCATCGGCTTCAAGCAGCGTTCTCAATGTCGTTGCCTTCAAAGTCACAAGGTGCTTCCTGCACAATCCTTCCCTTGCACCAACAACCGAAGCCCTTGCAAGTAATTTGAAACACAGGCTTCTCGACTTGCCCGCAGCAAACGCGCCAGAATATAACACACAGCGTTCTTTCGCATGAAGAAACTCGTCTTGCTTTGGCAGGAGTTGGTGTTCGATCTGTTTCACTTTTGCTTATGACTTCTTCTCGAAATTATCAACAAGGGCAAAATTACATTTTGGTTTTCTTGCCAATGTGTCATCTGTATCTATCGCAAGACCCGAAGCCACCGCATCCTTGCTCGTTAAAAAGACTTCACAGTTTTTGAGTTGGTGCTTATCAATAAGATGGTCGTGAGAACCACCACGGCTTGCTGTCAAAGTAAAATTGCTTGGTATGGAATACTCACAGTTGACCCAATACGGAATTGATTTTGTGAACGCCCAAAACTCAACCTCTGGCATCAGTTGGCAGATAAGCACCCAAGCGTTGAAGTATCTTTGATTGAAAAAGTCACCGCTTCCGTGGATACGGACGGCGGTTTCTTTTCCCGTGAACATTTGAAAAATTGCCTCATACATTTCTTTTTCGCTTTTCATTTCTTTAAGTGATTCAAAGTTTGCCCAACGGCTACCCCTTACCACAGGAAAACGTTCGGCACTTGCGGCATAACACCTAAAAGTTCTTTGCTGACCTGATGTTTGCTTGCCTGTTTGCCTGTCGGCTATGGTTAAACACTTGCAAGCGTAGGGACACGAATGCCCCGCGGGTAAATTAAACTCCCACACTTTGTCACCGTAGTATTTTCTGCTTGCTTTCGTAAGTTTCAATTTTAAGACTCCAATCCATTCTCATCCGCCCGCTTGAATATCACTGTCAAGCCACCATCGGAATCGCCTGTGATTCTGTCTGCAACCTTGCCTTCGATTCGTTCAAGTATCTCACGAACGAATTGATAATTACCACTCAACGCTTGTTTCAAGATTTGTTCGGCTAGGATTTCCGCGACCTTCCTGCCGCCGTGTTCTTTTTCCAATGCTTGTTCGATCAGGGTTGTAATCCGCTTACCCCTGGGTGCGCCCTTGGGATTCTTTACTTCGCCCTTTTGTATTCGGTACTCGTTGCCCTCAATAAACTTTCCTTCACTGTCTCGGTTATCACTTGTCATAATACACCGCCAATAATTGTTTTTCTATTTCTATTGATAGACGTTGCATCATGAACGGCGGAACACTCATTCCACAAACATAGCCAACGCCTTGCCCGAGAAAATTGTAATCTTGAGGAAATGTTTGTATTGCAATAAGTTCTTTCTCTTGCAACCTTCGCGGCTCGTTCCAATGATATGTCGAAACATTTGCTGTAATTGTCCAACTTGGTTTGCTTGGGTTAGACCTCCTGTTCATTTTTCCTGTTTCTGAACCACATTCTGAAAACAAACCACCAAGAGGTGTACTTTCCCAAAACGGCTTGGCTTTAGTAGACATGGGCTTTGGGTTTATTGGGGCTTTGTTTTTGATTGCGTTTTTAATTGCAATAGGTTTTTCACAAAAATCAAGAACCAGGTCTGGTGCATTGATTCGGTTTGCAACGAAAAACACACGCTCGCGTTGTTGCGGAACACCCATGAAAGCAGCATTCAACAAAAACAGTTGGCAAGAATACCCTGCACTTCGTAATGCTTGGAATATCTGTTTTACATAACCTCGAGCATTGCCTTGAATCATTCCTTTTACGTTCTCGGCGACTACAACTTTTGGTTGCAACTTTTCTACAATGTCAATGAAGTCGAAAAACAAATCATCGAGTACCTGCTTGGCTTGACCTTCGCGGAACTTCTTTTTGTCGCCCCAATTTTTTTCACGATTGCCTGCCATTGAAAAACTCGAGCAAGGCGGTGAGCCGTCAAGAATATCTAAATCAAACAATTCGCCTGGAAGTTCTTTGTTTGGTATTTTGCAAAACTCTTTCACGCCCATCAAGTAAGAGTGTTTTGGTTTGTGGTTTGTCTTGTACAGCTCCATCATCTTTGGGTCTATCTCAACACCGCCAAGAACATTGTATCCTGCGAGCTTGTACCCCATTGTCGAACCACCGCCACAATGAAAACACGAAAAAACATTTAAGCCATTCTGCGAAACGTCTTTCAGGTCAGTCAAGTTCCAATCGCCGTGCTTGAGTTTAATCATCGAACTCAAATCCGCACTTTGGACATTTGTTGTCGAAGTTATTGAAGTCATCTTCATTAAGTTCTTTTGCGCCATCCCCCCTAATTGTTGGACTTATCAATTCGTCGATCTCTTGTTTACTAAAACCTGCAACCAACTCATCGAAGCCCTCGTCATTGCATAACGCTTCAAGAGTTTCGGCAAGTGCGCCATCGTCCCACGCAGCCAACTCAGCCGTTCGATTGTCTGCAATGGCATAAGCGGTAGCCGATGACCCCGCCAAGTCAGTTTCGACTACCGCTATATTATCCCATCCAAGATCAAGAGCAGCCGCAAGCGTACCATTGCCCGCGACCACTTTGCCTGTTGTGTTCACAACAATCGGCTTCTGTTGTCCAAACTCCTGCAATGATCGCTTGATGGCTTCAATGTTCTTGCCATCGTGTGACCTTGCGTTCCTTGGGTCTTGCGTAAGTTCCGCAACTCCTCGCTTCTCAATTTTCATACTGCACCTCTGCTTTGTTTACTTATTTATCCATCCAAAAAGTTGTTTGAATGCTGCCATTACAAATCTGTGGCATACAACTCCTGCAACAAACGCCATCGCTAAATACATCAAATCTCGTTCAATCATTATTCGTTCTCCAAATCTTTCGCTATCTTTCCAATTCTCAAAACATCCTTCACTGTGGTATACGACCACGCAAGGCTTATCGCACCTGTACCAATCAACACTGGAATCATGAGCCAACTCAAAAAGTTCGCTATTGCATAATTCAAAACCACCAAACAAATCCCAATTAGTATTGCTCTGCCACCAATCATTGGTAGTCCAATCGCTTTCGTAAACACCAAAGCCAGTATCCCAATCAGTGTCGAAATACCACCAAGCCAACTCAGGACTGATAATTCGTTCATCGCTAACGGAGGACTCCCGACTGTTTCCATCACTGAACCTATCGGGTTCGAACTCGTTGGCATTGGCGGAAACAATGCTGAACAACCAAACAAAAAGAATAAGCCAAGTAGTATTATGTACCATTTTATTTTACCCATTGCGGAATAACCAACTCAAAGTCAAAGGTATCATTCCTGCAACTGCGCCGAACGCGGCGGCGGTTGCCTTGGCTTGCCAACGCAGCACAGTCAAGTGTTTATCCATTTTGCTCAATCGCTTTTCAA